TGGCATCGCTCTTGGCGAGGATGTCACGGTCGGTTTCGGTCTGCATTGCCATCTGTTCGCCGGAGGCGACAGCACCTTGGGTGAAGAAGTAGGTGGCGTACTCGCCGCTGTCAACTTGCACATCATCAGAAACGATGACACGCAGGCCGCAGTAGGTGGGCACGCTCAAGCTGCCAGCGTATGCACCGGCAATGCTGCCAGCGAATGCATCAGGCATCGAGGCGTCAGGGGTCTGACGAGCTTCGGCGGCGGTCACATAGTCAATCGCCTTGCGCTCAACGAGGTCGTAATAGACCTTGCTGTGCATGCAAACGGCGGTCAGCTTGTCGCCTTGGTCACCCAGCAGGGACTTAGCCTCAGCAACGTGGCGGGGGCTCAGTGTGGTGGGGGTATCGCCGGACTCACCATCAATGGTCAGACCGAAGAAAGCAGCGCTGCTGCTGGTGCCGCCCAGGCTGCCGAACACACCGGCCAAGCAGGACAGCAAGTCCTTCTGGCGCTGGTTGGCAACATAGTCAGCAATCTTGGCGCCAATGGCAGCCATCGGGTCGGCACCGGCAGCAAGAGCAGCCAGGTCACGAGCCTCGAAAGCACGGCCACGGTGCAGAATCACGCCGACTTGCTTGTCAGCAGTGATTTTGCCGGGGGTCAACGAAGAGCTGTCAGACAGCACTTCAAAGTCGCCGGACAGGTTGGCTTTCCAGAAAGGAACGTTGATAAAGTCACCACCCTCAGTGGCATTCAGCTCAGCCATCGGCTGCACCACGCCGGAAGCCAAAAAGGCATCACGCTGGGTGGTTTGCTCAATGACGTAAGGCGTAAATACCTCGGGGATGATGATGTCAGAGCGAAGAGTCGCCATGAGTCATCCTCAGAATTGGTTTACGGTGTGGGCGCAGCCCGATAGCACCAGCGCAGCCGGTTAGCGATAGCTTAGCGGTTGGCTGTTGCTTTCATGCGGTCGTACAATTCACGGTCCGTTCTAAACAAACGAGCTTGTTCAGTCAGGTTGAATGTTTCTCTGTTGAACGGATTGGTCATCCCCGGTGGAATGCCGCCTGATGTAGCGCCGCCTGATGGCGCACCACTGCCCTGCGGCTTAGGTTGCTTCTGCATCCAGCTAGGCAGTGACTGCTTCGCCCATTCATGGACAGGCGTGCGCTGATAGCCGTCAACGACAACAACAGTGCCATCAGCTTCGCGCTCGATTTTGTCGGCGCTCAGTTTGGTCTTAAGCACCAAATCAGGGTCGTGCACGATGTCAGCCAATGCAGTGACGGCTGGCGTAATCAGCTCTAGCTCGCGGACGCGGGCTTCAAGGTCCGCAATGCGCTGGTCCTTTTGCGCCGTCGCCTCACGGAATTGTTGCTCCAAAGCCTGTCTGGCTTCTTGGTACTTTCCTTGTGATTCGAGTTGCTGTTGCTCGTAGTTTCGTTTGAACTCAAGAAGCTCTTCAACATTGACACCATCAGGAGCTTTGCTCTTTTTGGCCTGTCGCAATTCTGCGATTAGCTCTTGGTTTTTGCGCTCAAGCGCTTCGACACTGCGTTGCAGTGCTTCTGTGTTGTCGCTCCCGGTAGCCGCAGGCTCCTGAGCTTGTGTTTCGTCAGACATGAATAAGCCGCAGGCTTAATTACGCTGTCATGGTAATGGCGCACGGCTGCCATGTCAAAGCGGGAATGGAATACGCCCGTGCGTGAGCCGTGGAATCCGCTTATCAAGCAATGCCTTGATGCGGTAGACCGCCATGAGCATCTCTATCGCACCAGTGGTAACGGTTGGCACGCGGCCAAAGCGCATGAGCTGCGTGGTTACATCAGCGAGCTAAAAGACTGGATACACGCGCAGGAGCGTGTCACCACTTCACCTTGTCCGCCCAATACGCCGGAGACATCTTGCCGCGGGCAATGTTACTGGCGTGCCTTGCCTTAAAGGATGCCCGCCTGGCTTTGTCCGCTGCTGATTCTCCTTTTCGCGGTGGGCTGCCGCTGACGCCTTGCTGCCCAAACCTGATTAGCCGCACCGTGTCACCTTCTTTGGCGAGCACCGCATGTGATTTTGTCGGATGCTTCGGCGTCCGCTTTGGCTTGTTGTAGCCGTCAAACTGCTCGCCGCGGTAACTAATCATCGCCGTGGTGCTGGCTTCAGCTCTGACCGCTTTTTGATAACGGCATTGCCGGTTGACTCCGACTTAATCCGCACGATGGGGTCATCCATGCTGCCGACACGGGTGACGCTGCCGCCGCCACGTGTGGGTATGGTTGCACGCTCGCCACCAATGCTTGTGATAACACCAAAGGTGCGGGCACCTTGGTACATCCAGCTCACACGGTCGCCGCGTTTCATTTCTTCTTGCCTCCCTTCTTAGGCATTGGCTTTTGAGGCTTGGCAGGTCCGGTGTACTTAGGCATTGCGCTTACGCTTGCGAGATTTACCAGCTTTCGATAGGGCGATGGCCACGGCTTGCTTTTGCGGCTTGCCAGCCTTCATCTCAGCCTTGATGTTGGCCGAGATGGTTTTTCGTGAGCTACCTTTTTTCAGTGGCACCGTACCTAGCTCGTAGCTGGTCTAAGGTTAGCTCCGACCCATCGTCACGAACCAGTTTGGCGATGGCATCCTTGGGTCCATACTTGGCCGACAGCTTGTCGAAATAGGCAACCTTATTGGCGCCTAGGGCTTTGGCCTTGGTTGGTAGGTCTTGCTTTGCAAGCCACTGGCCGTACGATTCATTTGCAGGCACCTGACCGCTTTGGCTTGCGCGGGTGCCTGCTGGTGGCGGTGTAAAGCCCAGCTCGTCGTAGTCAATCACCGGCACAGTCGTCGAGCGACAGTTGAAATGCTGCGGCGGCAATGGTCCTTTGCCGTATTCAAACTCTCGACCATCCAATGCACGGCAAATGCTGCTCGTGCGGGTGTCCAATGTGGCCACATAGCGATAGCGCTTAGTGATGTCTTGATTCGCCTCATAAACCTGCTGGCTGGCGGTATTGGCTACTTGGTTAACGCTAGTGCGCACCAGTGCTAGCACTTGGTTGTCGGCTACCGCTGTTGCCTGCCCGCCTGCCGCGATGAGCTGCCGCACGTTACGGGCACGCTCGCCAAACTCCAAACTGCCAACAAGGCGCCTAGCAATTTCTGCTGTTGGCTCGCCGGTCAGCAGCCCTTGCCGTACCACCTGCGAGAACCGCTCGGCTTGGTCAACCGCAATGCCTCTGAATGCCTTGGTGACTACCTCGCCGTTGGGCAGCGTAATAGTCGCACCTTGGGCAGCGGTCAGCGAAAACGTAGTCGGGGCGCCTTGTACTGCGGCTACAAGGTCGTCAGAAAGTGCGACCACATTGAGCTGCGTCGGGTCGGTGGTGACAACACTCTGCGCAAACTGCGGGCTGATTTCAACAGTGCGCACTGCATCGCGGCTGCCAGCAGGTAGCGCGCGTGCTAACTGGTTGGCAACGAAATCAGACTGCAGCTCGGCAATGCCCTGCAGCTCGGTGGCGGTCAGCTCGGTTGCATCGCCAGCCCATGTGGCAAGGCTGTCCTTGAGCTGCGCAAGGATGGCACGCAGTCTGGCTGCCTTAACAGGTGCAGCCAGCTCGTCAATAGCACGAAGCTGATTAACGCTATCAATAATGATGTCGTTGTAAGCATTGATAATCCGTCGCGCAACACTATTGCTAAACCTGTTCAGGTCAATCGCATTGCGATATAGCGCTTCTGGTGTGCTCATGTGATAATGCCAAGCTGCTCTGGCTTGTATTGCGACCTAATGCTTACACTTGCGCCTTTTGTAAGCGCTGTTGTAATCACAGCAGCAAAGGCTTCGTAGCCGTTCTGCCCATCTTCTAGTAGCACAATCTCGTCAACCTCATCAGGCTTACCGTTCTTGTACCATGTCGTGCGGATAATTGCCAGAATCTCATCTGGCAACTTACACATCGTGTAATCAAGCTCCTGCTTCCTCGGTTTCCTCGGTTCCACCACTATCATCAGCGCTACCAACCAGTCTGTCAGCCAATCCAGTAGACGGTAGGTCCATGCCCGCATTTGAAGTGGCCTCCAGCTCTTCGTCTACATCAAAATTATCGCCAAGGACATCGCCTTCGGCCAGTTCACGCAGCAACGTTTCTTGGCTGATAGTGCCAGCGGTGTAAAGCGACAGCAGCGCGGTAATATCCTGCGGCTCAAGGCGTGCGCCAAGGAAGTCGCGGTTGACATAAGCGCTGCCAGCAGCGGTGGCATTGCCGAGGTACTGCGCATGAAACTGCAGGCTGTTGTCAATCATGTCCTGCATGTTCTGCGCGATGACCATCATGGTGCTGTCGCCTTGGCTGCGGTCGATGCGCTTTGCCTCGGCGGTCTCGGCTGACAGCTTTTGACCTAGCACTGCCGACAAGCCCAGCTCGTTGATTTGCAATGCAAGCTGCTCAAGCCTGCGGAACTGCGCCTCAAAGCTGCGACCTGCTGGCTCGATGTATTCAGCGCGCCCTTCGGCAGGGAATGCAATCGCCTCGCCTGGTCCGGCTGATACCTCTTCAGCGGCAGACGGGAACCCATAAAACGCCAGCATTGGCACAGCGCTGATGTGCAGTTGGTTGTCGAGGTCCGACTGCACTTGGTAGGTCTTAAGGTTCAGCTCTGCAATATCCTCAAGCGGAGGGCGCGACTCCATGAAGCCATGTCGTTGCGCATAGGCGATGCTGAACGGGATTTCGCTCAGGCTTGTGCGCCCTTCATCAACGACAGTGAACTCGCCATTGTCATCTTTGCGGTGGATGCGGTATTCACCTGGCGTTAGCACGCGCACCTGTTCAACAGCCTTTTCGCCAAACTCACCATCGGGCACGGTGACGACTTCACTAAGCCGCAGTTGGGTCAGGACTTGCTTGCCCTCTTGCGTTTCGGTGCGCCAGCCAAGGATTTGCCGTGGCGTGTAGGTCACCCAATAAGGTCTACCCCCATTAGCAGGCGCATCCACCAAAGTACCAACGTGGCCATAACGGACCATCTTGCGGGCTGCTTCATAGGTCCAGACGTTGAGGTCATTGCCTTGCAGGTCTACGTCAAAAAGCTGCTCGCGGATTACATCTGCTGTGTCATCAAGACGCACAGGCTTGCGGGTCAACATGCCAGCCAACATGCGCTCAAGGCGGATGTAATACGGCGGGCAAACGCTACGGGCTAGGCGGTTGTCGTAGGACTCATCTAGCTCGCGTGGCTCTTGTGGCAGGTAGCGGCGATGTTTTTTGCGCATGCCGTAGGTGCCTTGCAGCAGGTCTTCGATCAGAACCCAATGTGGCTCTTGCGCGTACCAACTGGTGTTGGGGTCGTTGACCTGCGTTACGGTGCGCTGCGCCAGCGGCCTGTCATAGAAGTTGTAACCGCTATACACGACCGCTAGCTGCTGACAATGCCGTCAGTTTACGGCTTCAGGTTCTGATGGCAGGCGGGGTGGTTTTGATGCGCTTCAACGGCACGCTCGCGGCCTGAGTCAACGCCTGCGACATAGACGCCGAGCAGGATGACGATAGCGGCGATGCGGTTAATCCAAGGGTTGTTGATCATGGTTGAAATCCGCTTGGGATGACCTAAGCATGGCACCCTGCTTCGCCGTGGTCAACTCTTGTTACACTTGTTAATAGAGGCGGACGCCCGTGCCGCGGCCAGCGCCGGCATGTAGCGGGTTGAACTCACGCCAGACTAGGTAGCCCAAGGCATCGTTCATGTGGTCAAAACCAGCATCCTTGTCGGGTTCGCCGCGCTCGTTGTAGCACTGCAGCTCAAGGCACTCAATCACCCGCTTACAGCTACCTGCTACCTGCAACCTCACTTGGCCTTTGCCGTTCTCCAGCAAAGCTTGAACAGCAGCCACCCGGTCACGGACGGGAGGATTGCTCCGAGACGACTGGTTACTGAAGCCATACTGCTCAAGGATTTGGATGTCAGTTTGGCTTGCGTTGGTGCTGCGGTTGCCGCCTGATGCGTCGGGGTAGACGTAAACCTGCCGCTGTGGGTAGCGCCGTTGAATTTCCTGCGCCAATGCGTCGGTGTCATGCGCGCCTGCAATCTCGTCGATGACAGTCAAGCCATTACCAAGCCGCACGGCAATGACCGCAGACATATTGCCGACGTTGAAGTCAACGCCAATACGCAGTGGCTCGCGGCTGATGTCCGGCACGCTGGCCGTTACATGCTTAGCCCTATCAAACCTGTCATACACCTGCCCTGTTGTCAGGTTGACGAACTCACCGTCCAGATACGCCCGCAGCAGGCTTGGGTCGTAGTTGGCCTCTAGCCGCTCGATGAAGTCCGGCGGCAGGTGCGGGTTGTCGCTGGTGCGCATCTTGATGAGATGCCGGTCGCTGCGCTGCTTTGCTTCATCAGTGCCAAACGTGTTCCACATCCACCGGAATCCTTCAGGCGTTGATGCCGCGCCAAACTGCCGCACGTTGCCGCTGCGGAGTCGGCCAAGGATTTTCGGGAATGCCTTATTGGCAATGCTGGGCGTCACCGTGTCAATCTCATCCGCCAGCACCCATGCAAGGTTCAAACCAATAATGCGGCTCCAGTTCTCAAAGCTGCGGCACAGGATTTTTGTATCACCGCCTGGCAGGTGCAGCATGTACTCCGGCAGTGGTGATGCACGGAAGGTGTACGGAATGTCATACGCCTCAAGGAATGTCTCAAAATCCGTCTGCCAAATATCCCTAATAAGCGGTCCGGTCGGCTCCATCACCGCACCGATAAAGCCTTGATTGGCCGCGGCCAGCATCACAGCTTTAGCGCACAGTGCCCGTGTCTTGCCGGCGCCATAGCCGGCGCTGATACCAAGAATCTGCGTGCTGCTGTCATCAACAAACGCAAGCTGTCCGGGGTGCAGGTCGCTTCTGATGCGCGCTAACAAGCTGTCAACATCCGTCAGCTCGCCGCCATGGTTGAGCTGCATCAGCACATGCCCTTCACGGGCTGCTGCAAGAATGCTCACGAGCAAAGCTGCGCCAACTTGGCTGCCGTATTGATAGCGCCAAGCGCAATGTGATATTGCCCAGCACGACGTGCCTCCATCTGCAAGGTGCTGCACTGGCTTAGCAGGTCAGCCACCATCTGCGGGCGTTCAATGTCCCAGTCGGCTTTTAACTGGTCCCGCGCCATTTTGAGATATTGGTCGCAGGCGCTTGCCTTAATCCCCCAATTTTCTTCGGCATAGCGCAAGCAGTCCGAGCGCCGACCACCGTTGGCGATGATGCGAGCAAAGCGCTTTGCCCTTTCGATTGCTTGCCCTTTATAAGAATCTCGGGCGGCCATTAGAACGCCTCGGGTTGTGATTCAAGGGTAGCGAGTTTACCAGTGAAATCCTGCCACCGTTGAACAATTACATCGCAGTAGGCGGGGTCGAGTTCCATGAGGCGTGCGTGGCGGTGCTGGCGTTCACAGGCAATGAGAGTGCTGCCAGAGCCGCCGAAGCCATCAAACACTAGCTTTCGGTCAGGGTGGTCTTGCAACGCCATCTCAATCAACTCAACCGGCTTCATCGTTGGATGCAAAGTGTTGCGCTGTCGCTTAAGCTGCCAGACATCTCCGCGAACAGTAGACTGCCCGCCAAACGGTCCGTGATAAAAGATGATTTCGTGCTGCTTGTAGTAAAGATCGAGGTTTTGCGCTGGATTCACTTTATCCCAGACGATCATCGACTTTGCAGGTTTTTCGATTTCCAATAGAGCTTGCTTGAACAGATGCGCGTATTGCCAAGAACAGCAGACATACATTACTTCGCAAGGCATCAGCGTTGAGCGCAAAAAGTCCAAAAACTGATTATCGCTCATCTTGTCGTTTGCAATCTTTTTAAACTTGGCGCCCATGTCTTGGTAGCCAATGTTGTAAGGCGGATCGGTGAACACCATGTCCGCCTTCTGCCCATCCATCAATCTCTCAACGGCTAGCACGTAAGTGCTGTCACCACACAGCAAGCGGTGATTACCAAGAATCCATAGGTCACCTGGCTTGGTGATGGGCTCTGCCGGTACCTCGGGTACGTCATCCGCATCAGTCAAGCCTTCAGTCGGTAGCTGCTCAGCTTCACCAAGGATGGCAGCTAGGTCATCGGCGTCAAACCATGGGGCGATGTCATGCTCTTCGCTGAGTTGCTGCAGCATGTCCTTGTCCCAATCGGACAGGTCACTGGTGCGGTTGTCGGCTAGTGCCAGTCCAACCTTTTCGTCTTCTGATAGGCCGGTGCGCTTAACGGCGATGATCTCGGTGCCATCGGTTTCGATGACGCGGACATTTTTGATGCCTGCTGCCTTGGCGCCTTCGATGGTGCCATTGCCCGCAAGGATACGGTTCTCTTCGTCGATGACAATGCTGCGAGCCGCGCCATAACGCTGCAACGATTCAGCGATGAGTTTGGCGGAGCGATCTGTACGCTTGCGGGCGTTTTTATGGTCGGACTTGAGGTCCTTAATGGATGTCATTCTCTGATTTGCACCGGCATGACCAGATAGGTCATACCAGATTCCTCTGCTGGCTGCAATACTACAGGTGCTGTTGATGCGTTAGCAGAGATGGTGATGACATCACTGCCACGCATCGCTTTTAGGCCATCCAGCAGGTAGTGCACGTTGAAGCCCCATGTGCCTTTGGCGCTGCCGGTATAGGCGATGGTTTCGGTGCCGTTGTTGGCATCGGCTTCAGCGGTGATTGTCAACTGCTTGCCAGCGGTCAGCTTGATGATGCTGTTGTGAGCGTCTGCGATGAGCGCTACACGCTCCAGTGCACGGGCAAAGCGGTGCCGGTCAAGCGTGATGGTGTGCTCAAACTCGGCAGGGATGAGCTTGGCCACGTCGGGGTACTTGCCATCAAGGATGCGGCTGTAGATGGTGATGCCATCGCCGGCATCGATAACCGCTTGGCCACCTGCTGCTGCCACGGTGATGCTGCGGTCTTGCAGCAGCTTCATTGTGGTGGCCGGTAGCACGAGGTCGATGCCCTTGGGGAGCCCTACCGGCACGCGCATGAGTCTATGACCATCGGTGGCTTCCATGACGCCATCGGCCATGTGGATGCCCTGAAGGATTTGCTTGCTGGCATCACTGCTTGCCGCCACCATGCAGGCGCGTACACCAGCGGTTAGGTCCAACTCGGCGCTAGGAGCCTCTACAATGGGCAGCGATGGGTAATCGGCTGCATCACACGCGGCAAGGGTGTAAGAGCCGCTAGAGGCGCTTACAGAGCCATCTGACAGGGTTACAGGCTCCCCATCGTCCATGCGACTGACAAGGCCAGCCAGCAGGCGATACGGAAGCGCAACCGTGCCGGCGGTGTCAATGGCAGCAGGTACACGCACAGTGATGCCCAGCTCCAAGTTGTAGCCGGTGATGGTCATAGCGCCATCGGCAGCAGCAATGAGGCAACTACTCAGGATGGGATGGCTTGGGTTGTTGCTGACGGCTGGCGCGACGGTGCGCAAGGCATAGCTGAGGTCAGCTTGCGTTGTGATGAGTTTCATGAGGCAGCTTCGGTAAGGATGGAAATCAACCGCTCGTAATCAGCGGTGAACGATTGGACCAGTTCAGCCGGTATCGGTTGCTGGTCATCTTGTGCATTGTCACGAATGGCGGCTGCGTATGCAAGCGCCTGAATCATGCAGTCATGCAGTCGGTTGATGACGGGCTGCTGCTTGACGGTGATTTTGATGCGATCCATGTGATGACGAACGCGACGAGATGCTCAACCATGCGGCGCGGCATATCACCACGCACATTGGTGAGGGCGTCCGACACTAGACGGTGATACGCGGTCACGCTGAGTGCACGGTCACAGTTTGCAACAAGCGCCCTGCTGCGAATGAGTTCACTGCGGCTGACGCCTGCCATGGCTGCCTGCTGGTCCAGAACGGCCAAGTCTTCAGTGCTGAAGCGGACTTTGACTTCCTTCATGCGGATTCCTAACGGTCCTAACGGTCGCCTAACGGTGGGCGTTCGGCGGAAATCGCCCGCCACCACTGGGCTTAGCCCCTAACCTAACACTCCTAACGCTAAAAGAGATACATACATACAAGAGAACGCACACCACCTACCCACACACCTACACCTTCTCTCTTATAGGGGGGCTCTCTCCAGAAACCGTTAGGAGCGTTAGGAGCGTTAGTTTCCAGTCATACCAACGGTTTTCCGCCGAACGGTGCCTAACGGTCAGGCCGCTTCAAGCGGGATTTTGGTCGCTCGACTGTTACCGCCTGAACCTTTGAACCAAATAACGCCCACCTTCTCGGCGCCAGGCAAACGCGCCAGCACGGTCGGCCAGCAGTTGCTCCACGGCGTATCGGACAGGATGCCAGCCACGGCATTGGCGGTGTTCGATACGCAGATGCAGCCCTGCTCCGCCTTGATGCCATTGCGGCCAAGCGTGGCCGATGCAAGGTCTGGTGTAACGGTCATGTCGTGCCCATGATGCAGGGCAAGGTCTACTAGCTCGCCAATAGTGCGGGTGACAGTTTTATCACCTTCGACGCGAAGTTGATGCTGCAGGATGCGCTGCAGGCAGCGCTTTTCATCTGGTATTTCAATTGATTGCGAATACGGTTCCCAGTTGTTCTGTTCAATCAATTGCCATGCTTGTTCGCGTGTGACGACCTTGCTGGACTGCAAAGACCATGCGCCAGCTAACAGCGTGCCGTACTGATCGCCAAGGCGTTGGCTATCAAAAGCCTCTGCTGCTGCGCGGGTGAAGATGCGCACGCTTTCTCTGATTACAGGTATGAGTGCAACGGTTCGTGCCTGCAATCGCTGGCCGACAGCTTCTGTTACATAACGGTCAAGGTCCTTGTCGAGTGCTTCCCAGTGCGCGATACGTTCGTCTTTTGGCAGTTCATTTGGGTTGCGCAATGTGAGCTGCGCAAAGCGTGACTTGTCGGCGCCCTGCTTCAGGGCAGTAGCAATCGACGACATGAGAAACATTGACCTAATGGTGTACCGCTGCGTGTCACCTTCGGGGCTGCCCTTAAGCGTGTGGGCTTTGGACTCCGAGCTGGCAACACGGGCTAGGCCAAGAATGGCCTGCATGCGCTGCTGGTCCGTGCGCTCATTGGATTCGGCCTCGTCAAAAACCACGGGCAACGCATCGGCGCGGAGCGCTTGACGGATGCCGGGCTCTGTGGTGTTGCCAGCCACGACCAAGCCCATGTCGCCTAGCAGCGGCGAGATGTAACGGTCAAGGATGGCGGACTTACCGGAGCCAGCGCCTGCCGTGAGCCATGCATGTGGCCGCCAGTCCAGTGCACCGCAGATGGGTGCCAGTGCAACCCAGCCGGCCAGCAGCAGGCCAGATGCCGGCACTTCCCAGTGGAAGCGCTCGGCCAGCTCTGCGATGACAAAGGCTTCTGTGTCGCTAAGTGGCTCAGCAGCGCCAGGACCACGGAGCCGCGCAAGGCGCTGATAAAGGTATGCGCTGCCATCAACGCCAGCGCTGACATCACGGCTAGCACCATCAACTACAAGACGGTCGCCAAGGTGCAGCACGCTTGAGCGTTTATCCCACCATGCGCCGCGGCCACGGATGCGGTCAGGGCTGTAGACGCCTACCTGCGACTGGCGTTCAAAGAGACTGCTGGCTGCTGCAGTCCAGTTGACGCCGGTGCGGCTTGGGTACAAGGTTTCCCAGTATGGGAGCGGCGCAAGTGAAACCAGATTGGTTCCGGTATGGCTGCTGCGTGACAGTCGCGTGACCTGTCCAGTGCTGTGAGGCTGGTAATAAAAGGAGTCGTTGTCAAAGCCAAGGCAAGTGAAGCAGCTATCGGCCTGCGGGATGGGTTCTGGCTCGGCAATCGGTGCTAACTCAAGCTCGACAACCGGCTCGGGCATCTCAACCGGCGCCGAGCGATGCCGCATCAGATGTGACGCTGCCTGCGCCTGTGACCAATCGGCATCAGCAAGGTCCCAGCCTTCTGGCACGCCTTCTGGCGGATGCACGATGCGGACCTGTGTTGCGCCAGCCTGCAATAACCGCGGCGCCAGCTTGGCCATTGCTTCACGGCCTGGCATGTCGGCATCAGGCCATAGCACGCAACGGCGACCGGATACCGGCGACCAGTCGGCCTTGTCAATGGCCTTGCAGCCTGACGGCCACGTGAGCACTGCATGGGTTGGCAGCAGTGCAGCGGCTGCATCAGCGGCCTTTTCGCCTTCGACAATCAGCAGCGGCAGGTTGACATCACGCCGTGCCCAATACAACGGACGCGGTGATGGTGGTGCCTTCCACCGCCATGCGTCACCATCCCACCACAGCGGACGGATGCGCTTGCCGGCAAAACGGCATACATAAAAGGTGTCGGTGTAGCGCCAAACATGCTCAGCGCCATCGGTCGGCGGTGCTGGTATCACGGTCAGGTGCTGTTCAATGCGCTTTGCTGCTTCGGCAAAATCCCAGCCAGTGCGGCGCATCAGCAGGTCCATGCCGTTGCCGCCGCCGCCAGTGCAGGCTTTGCCGCCGCATTTGTTGCAGAACCATGAGCCGCTGCCGTCTTGGTCGTCAAAGCGGTAACGGTCGCGGCCACCACAAAGCGGGCACGGCTGGTGCTTATCGGTGAGCTGGTCTGGCGTCAGGCCAGCAAGTTGCTGCAGCAGGTCAGGCCACCTGCCGCGTGCTGCGTCAAGGATGGTCATCGCTTAGTAGCAGGCAAGATGCCGTCACGATGCAGGCGCATGGCTTCTTCGACAACGAGCCGTAACACTGCGGAACGAGACAGACCAGCAACGCGGCGGGAATCAAGCCAGGCAAGCTGCTCAGCCGTGAATTGGACAGAAAGCGGGTGAGCTAGCTCCATGAGTTTTAGCGGTGAGCTTGCACAGCCTAGCGGCCAGTGCTAGTGTTAGCAAGCCCTTGGAGCCCCAACCCTAATGACCACGATTGAAGTGTCCAATGCGGATATGACACAAGCTGAAGCCCGCCAGGCGGTAGATGACATTAAGCGTGGCATCAACACAGTGCGCGCTCGCATCTACGACCTTGACCGCCGAAAAGGCTGGAAGGCGCTCGGCTACCGCAGCTTCACTGCTTGCTGCATGGAAGAGTTCCCTGAGCTGCACGAGCGGACAATCCGCAAACAGTTGCACGCTGCTCAAGTCGAAGAAGCGCTAAAGCGAGAGCTAGGCCCGAACGGGCCTAAGTTTGTCGGGGCAACGCCCGAAACCCATTTACGTCCACTGGTCTCCGTTAAGAATGACGACGAAACCCTTGTCGCCGCCTACACCAAAGCGCAGGAAATCGCCAAGGATGAAAACCAAGGCAGATTAACTGAAGCGATTGTTACACGGGCTGTCGAAGAAGTAAGACCAGAATATGAATGGTCAGAATCGGAACTTAAGCGCAAAGCAATCGTAGAAGCTGGCGGCATAGTAGTTGCCAACATGCACCAAGACAGCGACAGAGCTTTACTGCATTGGGCAAAAACAACTGGCAGATTTGCCCGCATTGATCGCAACAGCGATTGGGGTAATCCATTTGAAATACCCGACGATGGCGACCGCGATACGGTTTGCGATTCTTACGAAATCTTCTTTCCGCGAAAGTTTAGCCTTCACAATCGTTTGGATGAATTACGCGGCAAGGTTCTTGGCTGCTGGTGCTATCCGCAACGCTGCCATGGCGATTACTTGGTCTCCAAGATAGAAGAGGTTGATGGCGATGATTTTTGAAGATTGCGTTTGTTTAGCACAGGCTCGTGTCATTGCTGGCCGCAAACGCGAACCACACATTTGCACGATTGCATTTCATGAGCCATCTGAGCAATTCCTTAGATTTTGCTTACCATTTCGGCTTGATCGCTCACCAGCTATTAAGCGTTGGCAACGATTCACTTTTGAGGGCGACAAAGAGAATTTGACTAATGATAACAGACGCGAAACTTGGCAATACGGCTCGGTTCTTGGCCGTTCTGTCAACATAAGCCAGCGCGAGCAAACAGAGTTGCACAACAAAATCCTTGGCCAATACAGGTATGAAAATGAGCTTAATGAGGACAGGTCAAGCATTGGCGTATTGATTCCATCTCGCGGTTTTAAATTATGGCAGGAGCATTTGTCGCCAAGCGATCCAAGTGACGCAAAAGAACTGGAAAGATGCAAGTTAATGGAAGAAAAAGGTATTTGGTATCCAGGCTTTAAAGTGAAAGTCAAGGGTCATCGCATGGTTGATGGCACAAAGCGATCTTTTGAGAAAACCGTGGTTGCATGGGATGTGTATGAAGCGATTAGAACAGGTCGCAGCAATCCTTTTCAGTCAATTTATCGTTATCGAAATCCTTATTTTATTATTGGTAATCTTGCATCCAAAAGAAATGCTTTCATCGTTGTCGGCGTGCTTAGCGCTCCAAATGGCGCGATTGAGTCATCTGCCATTAATCAACAAATGAGTTTGATATAGCTATGCAACTCCGCGCTTACCAACAACAACTGATTACCGACATCCGCCTGCAATACCAGCTCGGCAAGCGCTCAGTCCTAGCTGTGCTACCAACCGGTGGCGGCAAGACCGTGTGCTTTAGCTACATCGCCCAGTCCGCTGCCAAGAAAGGCAACCGCGTGTGTATCCTTGTCCACCGCGCTGAGTTGCTGGACCAAGCGAGCAAGGCGCTCAATGGCATGGGCGTGACACATGGCCGTATCCAATCCAGCCGCAGCATGGACCTGAGCCATGCCGTGCAGGTTGCCAGTGTGCAGACGCTAGCCCGCAGGCTGCACAAGCTGCCGCAGGAGTTCTTCAATCTGCTGGTCGTTGACGAGGCACACCACACCAGCGCTAATCAGTGGGCTGCTGTGCTGCAGCACTTCCATAAGGCGCATGTCTTGGGCGTGACGGCGACACCAGTTAGAGGCGACGGACGTGGGCTTGGCGACCACTACGAGGCAATGGTGCAAGGACCATCAGCCCAGTGGCTGACTGATAACGGCTACCTCGCCGCTGCCCGTGTGTTGGCACCGCCGGGCTTTGACGCCAGCGGCTTGCGTAAGCGCATGGGTGACTTTGACACCAAGCAAGCCGAGGAGCGCGTCGTCACCATCATGGGCGACTGCGTGAGTCACTACAAAAAGCACTTGTCAGGCCAAACTGCGATTGCCTTCTGCTGCTCGGTGGCACATGCTGAAGCCGTGGCATCCCTATTTCTATCCCAAGGCATCGCCGCGGCCAGCATTGACGGCACCATGACCACGGACCAGCGCAGTGACCTACTAGCAGCACTTGGCACCGGCAGGCTAAAGGTGCTCACATCGTGCTCACTCATTGGCGAAGGCGTGGACGTGCCAAGCGTCGGCGGCTGCATCTTGCTCAGGCCAACGCAGTCGGTCGGCTTGCATCTGCAGATGATTGGCCGATGCTTGCGCCCCAGTGGCAACAAGACAGCCGTGGTGCTTGACCATGTTGGCAATACCCTGCGCCTCGGTCATCACCTAGAAGAACGCGAATGGACGTTAGATGGCGCCGCCAAGCGCGACCGCGACCAAGCGCCATCGGTCAAGGTGTGCCCGCAGTGTTTTAGCACCAGCCCAAGCGCTGCGCAAGTCTGCCGCGAGTGCGGGCATGTGTTCGCGCCACAGGAGGCCAGGGAGCTAAAGGTGGTTGAGGGTGAGCTACAAGAGCTACAACGCCAGCAACGCCGCGAGCAAGGCAGCGCACAGTCCTTGGATGACCTACGCAAGCTGGCGCAGCAACGCGGCTATAAACGCGGCTGGGCAGAGCGGGTTTATCAAGCTAGGTTGGCCAAGCGTCATGGCATGGTTTGAGCGAACAACGCATTCAGCAGGAAATCCGCCTTGCCATCAGCAAAGGCGACACGCGAGTCTTCCGCAATAACACTGGCACACTGCGTGACGCCAATGGCCGGCCTGTGCAGTTCGGTCTATGCAAGGGCAGCGCTGACCTGATTGGTTGGACCACGCGCACGGTTACACCGGAGATGGTCGGCCAGCAGGTAGCGGTGTTCACCAGCATCGAGGTCAAGACGCCAACCGGCAGGGTGCAGCCAGAGCAGAAGCAGTGGCTTGAGGCGGTACAGGCAGCAGGCGGCATTGCTGGCATTGCCCGCAGCGTCGAGGATGCCGAGGCATTGTTGCGGAATATGACTGCCTAGGGTTGACCACGGCGGACCATGGTGTAGGATGTGTGCAGTTCGGGGTTGAACCCATGGCTGACATTCTCTGCACCGGCAAGGGCTTCGGTACCACTCAGGTGGCCGTAAGCGCTCAGACGGAAACTGGCCGCAAGTGGCTGGCTTCTCGCGCTGGGGACATCCTGCCGCAGTCCATTCAGTACCCGAAGAGCCAGATTGGCTGGGTGCTTGAAGAACTGGCCGATTGGGGCTGCTCCGTCGAGTGGGCATGACCTACGCGGCCAGCCGAGAGCCGCGCCCAATCTCGGCAACAAAAAAGGGGGCGCAAGCCCCCTCATCCTTACCAACATCATTTTATGACCGACCAAGACCGCTATTGGACCTTCATCACCGCGGCGCAATACGCCGGCAGCTTTTTTAAGTCCTTGGCTGAAACTGGCCTCAAGGCTGACCCCATCAACCGTGAGCGGCTGCTGCTGGCATTTCCCGAGGTCTATGCCACCTACGGACCGTCATCACGGCTGCATCGTCAACTGCGCGAAGGTGTGGCACCATGACCATCACCAACGAGCAGTACCACGCTGACCCAGCCGTCAGCGCCAGTCATCTCAAGGCGGTCATGCAGTCGCCTTACCACTACTGGAGCCGGTACGTTGACCCCGACCGCAAGCCGGTTGAGCCAACGGCGGCGATGAAGCTGGGCAGCCTTGCCCATTGCGCCATCCTTGAACCGGATGAGTTGCTGCAGCGCTATGGCGTCTGCGGCGCACGCAACACCAAAGCCGGTAAAGAGCAGGCCGCCGCCATGGAAGCCGAAGGCATTGAAGCTGTAACCAGCAGCGACATGGCTCTTGCGCTTGGCATGGCTGCTGCAGTGCGCAACCATCCTGCTGCAGCAGCGCTGCTGCAAACCGGCAAGGCAGAGCAGTCGTTCTGGTGGGATGACCTATCCAGTGGCATGCGTTGCAAGTGCCGTCCTGACTGGTACTTCGGCTCAACGGTGGTTGATATCAAGACGACCACCGACGCCAGCCCGCAGGCATTTGCCCGCAGCGTGGCAACCTTCGCTTACCACGTTCAGGCGGCGCACTATCTTGCCGGCCTGCACGGCGCTGAGCGGTTTGTGTTCGTCGCAGTCGAGAAGACTTACCCGCACGCTGTTGCGGTGTATGAACTCGACGCCGATGCCCTTGCATTAGGGCGAACCACGCGGGACAATGCACTTGACGTGATTGCCGGATGCCAAGCCGCAAATGTGTGGCCTGGCTACAGCGACACGGTGCAAACCCTCAGCTTGCCCAAATGGGCATCAAATCCAATCCAAACCGAAACCTTCTAAATGACGACAGCAATTACCACTTGGACACCTGACCAGCAGCAGCTCATCAGTAGCACCATTGCTCCGGGCTGCAGCAACGACGAGCTAAGGCTGTTTGCCTATGCCTGTCAACGCACTGGCCTTGACCCATTCAGCAAGCAGATTTACGCCATCAAGCGCGGCGGCAAGATGACCATTCAAGCTGGAATCGACGGCTTGCGTGCTATTGCCGAGCGTACCGGACAGCTAGACGGCAGCGAAACGCATTGGTGCGGTGAAGATGGCCAATGGCAAGACGTATGGCTTAGCACCAAACCGCCTGCCGCGGCCAAGACCATCGTGCACCGCAAGGGCAGCCAGCATCCGTTCGTTGGCGTCGCACGATTTGCCGATTACAACGCAGGTCAAGGGCTTTGGTCGAAGATGCCCGCCACCATGATTGCCAAATGCTCCGAAGCGCTTGCGCTGCGTAAAGCATTTCCGGCGGACATGTCTGGTGTCTATACCACCGACGAGATGGAGCAGGCCGAACCTGTGACCGTCACCGCCGTCGAGCCTGCGCCTGCATTGCCTGAGGTCAAGGCAAAGGACACCAATAAGACCTTCACTGCTGGCGCTGCGGCAATCGCCAAGGCCAAAAGCCTGAAGGACCTTGAAGAGCTGCAACCGCGCATGACCGCACGCTTAGAGGCTGGCGAAATCACGCAGGAGCAACACGACAAGTTGCTGCAGTTGATGCTTGAAAAGGAGGACGAAATTGTTTCTAACAACTGAACAATTAGCCGTGCGCTGGGGGCTAAAACCTAGTACCATCAAGGCGCAGCGGCTCCGCAAGCAAGGACCACCGCATTACACGGTTCCACGCTTCGGCCTACCGCTTGGCGAATCACGGGTCAGATATGCCCTTGCGGACGTTCTGGCCTTTGAAGAAGCCAATTCAATCACACCTTTAAATCCCTGATCATGCTTGTCATTACTGCACACGGCAACCTTGGCCGTGACCCTGAATTGAAAGATGTTGGCAGCTCGCAAGTTGCTAACTTCACTATTGCTACCACCACCGGCAAAGATGAGACCACTTGGATTAACTGCCAAGTGTGGGGTAAGCGCTCTGAAACGGTGATGAAGTATTTCACCAAAGGTTCAAAAGTTACCGTCTCAGGTCGCGGCAAGCTGCGCACCTATGAAAAGAAAGACGGCACGCAAGGCCAGTCGCTTGAGCTGGATGTGCAGGACTTTTCACTGCCGCCACGTCAGCAAGAGGAGGCTGTCTTCTGATGGACGAAGCCACCCTCAAAGTAGCTTTTGATGAATGGTGGCGTGACAGTTATGGGGTGCCTCCGGGCACCCATGCTGTCATGACGCATACGGCATTTGCAGCGCACATCCTTAACTTGATGGAGCTAATGCAAGATGACCGACCTAGTTAATCATCCGCAGCATTACACGCAAGGCGGCATCGAATGTATCGAAGCCATACAAGCTGCATTGACACCTGAAGAGTTCCGCGGATTTTGTAAGGGCAATGTCCTTAAGTACATCTGGCGCGAACAACACAAAGGCGGCAATGAATCACTGCGTAAAGCCAACTGGTATATGCAGTGGCTGATAAGTTAAACGACCGCCGCCCCAAAGGAAAAGGGCGTAATTTTACCGTCAATATCCGCATGAGCCAAGAGGAAATCGAGGCAGCCCGTGCGCTTGGCGACGGTAACATTTCAATGGGCTTTCGGCAGGCCATTCGCTACGCCTGCTGGAAGGAGATGAAACCAGTCAAGCTGAGCACTATGCTGCGCAGCGCTGCTGTTATGGCGCAAACCCTCGAAGATGCCAGCCGTTCAAGTTCCATGCCCTAAATGCGGCAGCTATCGCAACTATGTGATAGTCACCAACAGCACCGACAAAGGCATCATCCGCCGCCGCAAATGCAATGCCTGTGACCATCGCTGGTACACACGGCAGCCGCATGAGCAATCGGTCTCCAAGTACGACATCATTTACATCGGCAAAAAACCACACATGAACCCCGACTGCAACCCAATCGAACAACAACAGCGCCAGGACGACCTAGAGGCGTTGTACGCCGCTGATGGGCGGCATGACAAGGACCATCCCATGCATGCTCTGTACACCGGATTGGCGGCGAACAATGATTCTGTGTGATACCGAAATCCAAGACCTCATCCGCAATGAGGGCTTGGTGCAGAACTGCGACGAAGAGCTGATTAACCCTGCCAGCCTTGACCTGCGGCTAGGTGACCTCATCATGCTCGAATCAGTCCAGTCGGCGCAGATGATTCCGCTGTCCATCAAGGATTACAGCGCTGAACATCCCTACGAGCTGGTGCCAGGGCAATTTGTACTGGCGCAGACAATGGAGACGTTCAACATGCCAGAAGACATCGCGGGCTTGTTTTTTCTGAAGTCAAGCCGTGCACGAGAGGGCTACGAAAATCTGCATGCCGGTTACGCGGACCCCGGCTGGCATGGCAGCACGCTAACGCTTGAGCTAAAGAACCAGCGGCAACTGCAACCGCTCCCGATTTATCCGGGGCTGAAAATCGGTCAGATGGTCTTTTTCCGCATGAGCCAACGGCCAGCGCTCAGCTATGCCACTGTTGGCCATTACAACAACGACAAACTAGTCACGGCCAGCAAGGTCTTTGGCCGCGGCCAAGTGCCAGTCTTGGATGCTGCATGAGCGCATGGCTTCTGCCGCTAGCCATTGGATTTGGGAACGCTGGCTTGCCTCTTGCTCGGCTAACAGCAGGGCATATTCAAGCAAAGCGTTCCAATCTTTTGCAGCATGTAACTGGCGCAACATGCTAGCGTTGGCAGCGCCATGGAACTGTGCTTCCATTGTGTGAACCAGTGGATTCATCATGGCCGACAGCATCAAAGACTATCTCAACAGTATTGCTAAGTATCCACTGCTAACAGCGGAGCAAGAGATACAACTTGGCAGACGTGTTGTGAAATGGAGAGAATTAAAGGATTTAACAAGGTCTTTGACGCCCGATGAAAAGCGCGAAGTGCGCAGCGGCGAACGCGCACGGCAGCGGTTTATCCAATCCAACCTGCAGCTCGTGGTCCATGTAGCGCGCAAATACGACAGACGGCAGAACAAGACGCTTGAGCTGATGGACCTGATTCAGGAAGGCAATATCGGCCTTGCGCGTGCCGTTGAGCTGTTCGACCCAAGCCGCGGCTACAAGTTCTCGACCTATGCCTATTGGTGGATCCGCCAAGGCATCACGCGGGCGCTCATCATGCAGGATGCAATGATTCGCCTGCCATCGTCGCTGCATGAACTGCTGTTCAAAATCAACCGCACAGCGCAGGATATGGGACACAGGCTTGGCCGTGAGCCGACGCTTAGCGAGTTGGCAGAAGCAATAGCAATGGACACCAAAGAGCTGTCGATGATGCTGAAGCGCGCTTACCGCGTTACCAGCCTTGACCAGAAAATTAACGACGCAGATAGCGGGTCAATTTGTGACACGATTGCCGACCCATCTTGCCTTGAAGATGATGTAACAAAAAGCCAAGAAATAGGTCAAATGATGGAATACTTTGCAAAGTATTTAGACCCAACAACGCAACAAGTAATGCAGGCCAGAAGCCTTGCCGTGCCTGTAACTTGGAGCGCTTTGGAAAAGCAGTTAGGCATGAACAAGACCAAACTGCAAAACCTTGAGCGACGCGGCATCAACCGCCTGCGTATGCTGATGAGCAACCCCTTGGACGACACCCCACTTGGTCATGTCGCTGCCAACGATTCACAAAGTGGGGGATACCTATCGAGTGTGCCTAAATGGTATGTGTAAAGACCACCGCCAGGCGTGGCAGGCATTGATTTTTTATCATCAGATGCTTAATCAAGCAACCAATCCTGAATTGCTTGAGCGCGAACTTCGGTCCATGAATTTTGACGGCTAAACCATTCGCGCCAGTCTTCGCTGCCTTTCTTGCGATTGCAGTTTTTACAAGCAGGCACAAGGTTGTTGGTGACGGTAGCGCCGCCTTTATGTCTTGGCCTTACATGGTCCAGCGTGTCAGCCGGCACGCCGCAGTAGGCGCATTGATGGTCCCATGCCTCGAAGATTTGTTTTCTGAACTGATGCTTTGCATTGCGCTTTGGAATGAGGTTTGAGCCATCAATCAAGTGGTCCACGCAATTCGGGGATGGGTAGCACTTGGACCGCTAAGCCCAGGATGTGATCATTAGACGGCGCTAACTCAGTGAGCCGCGCCACAAAGTCGTCTGATACCTCTTGCGGGTCTTCGTTGTCGCTTTCAACAACGATGGTGTACTCAATCTCAAGGACGTACTGCCTCATACGGTGGGACTGCAGGCGATGTCAACACCGCCGCGCTTGCGTGGTTGCAGTGTCAGCCATATCCCGCCAAGGCTCTTGGGCATCACAATCCGCTCAATTGCCCAGCCGCCAGTAGCGCCAAACTCTTGCTTGTAGGTGCCGGTTTGCAGGTGCCAGCGCTGTTCAATCCATGCCTTGCCGTTGGCATTGATGCGGTAGCACGGATGTGCAACCATGCTGCGCTCGTGGTTGTGGCCATTGAGCACGATGTCGGCATCAGGCGCAATCTGCGAATAGCGTCCGCCGCCCATGGTGCCTTTGGTAACGATGCCGCCCCATGCACCGTGATGGAAGAACAGCGTGCACGTCCTAACGCAGCCTTGCTCTTCTTGATGGAAGACAAACCGAACAAAGCCTTGGTAGCCCATGTGTTCGGTGATGGCGCCATCGTTACGCATCAACCGGACTACGTTCTCTAGCGGGTCAATTTCTTGATTGTTGAGGACAGCGGTTTCGTGGTTGCCATCACCCATCATCAGGATCATGTCGCCATAAGGCTTCAGCAGGTCGGCTGACTCGCGGAATACAAGGTCAAAGTAGTTGCCGCCAAGGTGCTCTGGCCTGATGTCGCCTTTGCTGCCGCGGCGGTCTTTCTTGCCCTGCATAAGGCACATGACATCGCCAAAAAAAAGTGCCTTGCCATTGATGGCGCGGCACTCGTCAAGATGCTGCAGGAATAGCTTGCGGTCACATTTGGGGTTATCCAAATGGATATCGGACGCCAGCAAAAAGGTTGTGGAATCCTTAAAGCTGTGGTACGGTATGCGAACTTCTAACAGTTCAGGCGTCAGCCTTTTAATGGTGATCGCCATGCCGTTTGTAGCGGCTTACACGAAGAGTCTAATAAGGCCAGGTGAGACGCGGCCTGCCCTTGCGTATGCCTAGATGCACGAAGCCCTTGGGCGCGCCCAGTCCAGTGCTATACGGCCAGTTCTTGACGCACCACTCTTGAACCTTGTAGATGTCTGCGCCATGAATAAAAAAGTCCACCGCTCCAACATCCGGTGCGTTGTAAAGGTGCTCGCTGCCACTGGCGCCACCGACTGAGCGATTGATGGCGGGCGGGCGATAGCCACTCGTAACCACAACGGGCTTACCGCCAAACTGCACACGCACCCGCTCAAGGAATGCAGCCAGCTCAGCAGCGGTGTCGATTTGATACTGATGGTCAAACCTGCGCGCCTCTTGGTCAAGCGCGAACTCACCGATGCGGATGTGCGGCGTGATGCGCGCACTGAACGGGCTGCTAGGCGATAGCTTGGCCGGTTGCTGCTGCGTCTCGACAGGCCGCAGATGGCCTTTGCTCCATAGCCTGCCTTCTGCTTCGCGGCGGCGCCTCAGGCCAGCTTCAAAGCTGCTGCCAGGATTGCGGTACAGCAGCAATGCCGCGGGCACTTCATCCCACTTGCCATCGCGCAGTTTGGCGGTGATCGTCTCAAAGCCAGCAGTGCCGTAGAAATTGGCGCCCAGGTTGTAGGCAAAGCTGATGAGTGCAGATTTTTGATGATCCTGCAGCTCTTGCCACCGCGGCACGGTGGTACGCAGTCGCTCGGCAATGCGGTCAACTTCACCGCGCAAGAGCGTGTCAGCCTCGACGCGATTGATTTTGTCGCCTTGCTTGACCTTGCGGCCATCGCTGTAGCGCGTCGTACCCCAGCCGATTGTCCACACGCCTGCAGGGCATTTGTACGCCTCAAGATGGCAGCCCTCAAACTGCTGAATCAGCTTCAGCGCATCGCTTAGGTCAGCTTGCTTGCCGTCTTGGCTCCATGTGTTGAACCATGGCTGGTCTCTATTCAACAAATCAGGCGCCGCCTTTAGCAGTTCCTGCTCAAGCTCGACGATGGCCGCGGCCTGATGCGGCAGTCCGCGCCAGTAGCGAAACAGCGCCTCAAGTCTGACTGGTGTTTTCGCCACGGTCCCACGGTGCATGAATGGACATTGCGCCGCCTAGTAAGCGGCTATCGCCGGTTTGCAGCTCATCATCAATCGGATGCTCGACGATGATGGGCTCAGGTGTCATCGGCGGCTGTGTTGCATGCCAATCCGCTTCTGCTTTATCCAGCTTTGCAGGCAGCGTCTTTTCAAACCACCATTGCCTGATGGCTTGCTCTAAACGCCGCTCCCAAAGCGGCTTGCCAAAGCGGACTAGACCTTTTTTGCTTTGATGAGCTTAAGGATTTGAAACACAAGTTGGATGACACCGTTGCTCTTGAGCGGGCTGAGTGCAATCAGCTCAGATGCGGCAGCAACAACAATCCAAAAGGCAGGATGCGAAAGAAAATCCATGTCAGCACATAGGTGGCCGTGCTTCCAGCATAGTCACACGCTGCTCGACCCCGTTAAGACGCTTAAAAGTCTCCTTGCGGTCGTCTTTGATGTCCGTATGCAGGATTTCAAGTTGTGTGGCGATGTGCTCTACGGCAGAAGTCAATCTGATAACAGCATCACGGGCTTCATCATTGCGCCGTGAAAAACCCATGGCACCCATCGCCGCCACTGAAATGGATGCACCAGCGACAGCAGCGACGATTTCAATCATGCCGTCAGTTTATCGACCTTGACCTCTGAGCGGTTTTTTGCCGCGACGCCGTGGCCTGCTGTGCTGACCGTAGCCAATGCTGGTTGTCTTTGGTGGTCCGGGCTTGTGCTCAATACGAGCAGTGCCTGTCTTGCTCTTTACAGCCATCAGGTAGCAATCAATCCAAGTGTGCGAAGGTGAGCAAGAGCAGCCTCTAGTTTGGCTTCCAGCTCAACGCAGTATTCAAGCAATTCTGCAACGGTAGGTGCCGCTGCATCAGCAATCGTGACACTACCATCAGCCGTTGGCAATGAACCAGTCGTTGCGGTTGTGGTGATGTTGGCAATAGCCGTTGGCTGCACAACTGGCGTGGCGTTATAAAAGCCAATCTTCTGTGTCGTAGCAGTGCCGATTTTGGTGCCAGTTGTCGTATTAAATGCGAGATTGACTGCATCGGCAAAGGTCAAAGCGCTTGGTGTCAGCGTGACCTTGGTGGTCAGTACACCAGCATCAACCAGCTTGACCCGCAGCCTGCCATCTTCGGTGGCACTGCTCGCATCAAGGACGCTGGCTTCAATCGCTGCATAATCAAGCTGGACAGGCGGCGATGCATCATTGTGGCCGCGATAGTAAATCGTGCTAAGCAGGTCATCATCCTGCGCAACGGTGGTATCACCACGCTTGTGCAGCAAAGTGATGTCAGCCGCTGATGCCGCATCATCAACAACAGCTTCAACATTTAATGCTGTACTGGCGACTGTTGATGTCACATGCAGCGGATAGGCGGGGTCAGCTTCATTGATGCCGACATACTGCCCCTTAAGCCGCAAGCGCATGCCTGACACGCCAGCATCGGCACTCATCAGGTCAAGGATGCCAACCTCTGCACCGCTTGTCGCAGCAGAAATGGTCGATGCAACCTGCGCATACACCTGAGTGTTACCCGCGCTGTCCTTGCCGCGAAACTCAATATTGCCAAGGTTGTCGTTTGCGACAGGGCTACTGCTGTTTCGGTACAACACCAAATCAGGTGCTGTATCAAGCCCGCTGTCAGTGTTCTCAATAATTACTTGGTCAGTCGTATCCGAACTGAACAGATGCAACTGCGCCGCAGCAGTGCCTGTGCCAAGCTGAAAGCCGGTTGTGGTGAACTTGCCGATGAAGGTGCTGTTATTGGCAAAGGCTGTCTCGTTGGTGCCGCTACGGTAAATGCCGGTTAGGCCAACGTCTGCAGTCCATGCCAGCCCCGGAGCGCCAACAGTGCCACTGGGCAGATTGCGCAGGAAGGTGCCGTATTGAATCTTTTTGTTCTTGTTGGCAGCCGTCGCCTCCGAATCATCAACAATCGGCAACAGGTCTGCTGCTACAGGAGCAGTCAGCTCTGTGAGGTCTGTAATTTTTTGGTCAGCCATCAGCTATTCCAAGGCAGGCCGGACAGTTTGGTCGGATTGATGCGCTCTTCAATTTGAGCGGTCAATGCGGCTTCGACTGCTGCCACTTTATCGGCACCCAGCTTGTCTTTCACCCAGCCGGTAACGATTTCAGGCGTCAAGCTGTCAAATGGAATCAGCTTTTTACTGGGACGCTCCAGACCGATGCTGCCGTAAGCACTGGCGCTGTAGGGATTGCCTTCAGCGTCAAGCTCATCCGAGATGGCAGCCACGACGTAATGCGCCGTGAAAACGTAACCATCGGCAGATTCGCGCTCAAGGTTGGCAATCGCCCAAGTGTAGGTGGTAGTCATGATGGTGTCGGCGGGGTGAGTAGAGAGTAGGACTAAGAGGTTTATCCGCAGTACAAAACGCAGGTCACAAGGAATGAGCCGTCGTCGTAGGTCACCTGCGGGATGGTGCTGGTGATCTTGGCAACTGTCTTGGTGCGGATGATGTCATCGTCTTGAACCACAGCGCAACCAGTGCCATCGGCTTCAACCAAATCACCAATCTCAGGTTCTTGGCCTGCTGCCATGCGGATGACGTAGTTACCAACGGCACCCACGTACATGTCGTTCCAGATGCCACCATCGCCGCTCTTGTCAGTGTTCCATCCAACAAAAACACCGTAAACCGCTTTTGATGCGGCAGTGTCGTTGACTTTGACCTTGACCGCCTTGTTGAATTTTGGGTTGGTCTCCAGCTCGACAATGCCTTCGTACTCTTCGCCCTCGTATTCAACGGTGACAGTGCTGCCGATTTCTTCTGTGCCGTTGTAGCAGATTTTCTTTTGTTCGCCTTCGACTTCAATGACGGCGTATTTCCAATCGGTCAGCTCATTAATGGTTTCAAGGATGGTGCCAATTTTGATTTCTGGGCGACTCCAGTCAGTTAGTGCCGCCCAGTGAGAGCCAAGGAACTGGTTGTAGCTGACGGTGTTGCCGGAGACGGAGATTGTGCCTTCAGTTACGTTAGCTTGAACAAGGTCAACGAGTGTTCCGTCATCAACAAGTCGGTTGACACGGAAAACACGATTTGAAGAAGCCGTACAATAAGACTCCCCAGTTACGGCAACAATAAACCCATTATTACCAGCCGATCCACTTGTATTGTTTACCAGTAGCGCCCCATCATTTGTAATCCTCATGCGCTCGGTCGGACTGCTCGAGCCATCGCTCGTTGTGTAAAAAGCGAGCCTGCCCGGCATGTCGTTAGCGCCGGGGGTGCCGTCTACATAAGAGCGAATGGATGCACCACGAGTAAAGGTACTTCCGTCGTGTCCATAAAAGTTAATTTCACCAAGTTCATCACCACTGCTTACTATGGTTGGACTTGCCTGACTTCCTCTGGCTCGATGAAGCTCAAAATACGGACAGTATCCATCTGCGGCTGTACTGCTATATGTAAAAAGACCGATGGGCAGAAAATCATTTTTTGCAACCTGAAATAAACCGCCAGTGCCGCCCCAGCCATTCGTAATAACAGAAGACGTGCCAACTAACAACCTGCCCGAGCTGTCGATGGTCAGAGAACGACTTGCGCCGCTTCCTCTGTCAAAACGCAGTTCATCTCCAGAGGTTGCGTAAATACGAGCCGCCAGATTTCCTGATCCATCGTGCCAAGAAACCGGGCTGCCTTCAGTAATGCCTACTGTTCCATTTACGTCTAATCCAAAGTCAGGCGAAGTAGTGCCAATCCCTACGCGGTCAGTCGAAGCATCGACAAAGAACAGCGATGAGTTGGTATCACCCTCGATGCGGAAGTCATAGTTCTCGCCGCCATCGTTGAACACCACTTCGCTGGTGCCCCACTCCACACGCTCTGTGCCGCCTGTGGTGATGTTGACCTGATCAGTGCCACCGCTGAATAAGCCCGTATCAGTGCCGCTGTCCTTGAAATAAATCGACGGCGCCGCAGCGGTGCCATTTTCAAACGGGATAACCGACCACTCGCCGTCAAGCTGGAACAGCGTCACCCAACCACTATTAGCCGCATTGCGCAGCTTCATCACCGGCGGGCTGCTGCCAGTATCCGCCCAAAGCATGTACGAGTACGTCGTGCTCGGTTCTGTCGCGCTGCTGTTGTTGCTGACGATGGCCGCCAACGCATTGTTCAGGTCAGCACGGACTGCCGCACCAGATGCATTGGAGATGACGTAATCGTGGGTTGCCATGGTTAGGTCTGTTCAGTGCCGTAGCCGCTTGCAACATACTGGAAGTTGCGATTTACGGCTGTTCCTGCACTGTTGCGGAAAGTCACCGTAAAACCAGTCCTGGAAGCGGATGTCACCTCATAATAATCGCCTGTCGCAAGGTTGAATGCAGTCAAGCCAAGCGCAGGTGTTTGGTAAAACGCCTTGTCATACAGCACAGCTTTGGCGGCAGCACCACTGGGGATGGTTGCGCTCTGCTCGGTTCTGGCCTCCATAACCATCTCGAAGCCCAGCTCATCGACCAATGGCGTTTGATCTGTACTGGCGCTTGTCAGCCGCGCCTTGAACTGGAATTGACGGCCAGCGTATTGGCCGTTGTACATCGGCACCCACTCGCCAAAGTCAATATCAGACTGCAACTCAAACTTGTCGCCAGTCTCTAGCAGCAAGTTATCACCAGTCTCAAGCAAGAAAAATGCATCGACCGTGGCTGTATTGCTAGTACGGAAGAACAACTCGGTAGAAGTGTCATCTGCAATTGTGCCGTCAAAATCAGTCCAGCGGTCAAGCAACTCTGTTCTGCTATCAATCAGGTCTGCTGGATACAGGCCGCGTGTTGTCAGGATGCGATTGAACTTGGCCGTGAACTTGGCACCAAGGTCAACGATGTTATTAAAGATGTATTCGCCGCTTAGCAACTGATTGCCAGTGAAGTCAAACGATCCAATCGCGTCAAAATCGGTGATCCCATCCAAGGTTTCATCGCCATCAATAACAAGCGCGTCGTATTCATCCGAATAGAAGACGTTTTCTTTTTGCCCTTGATATGGCGGCGTGTCTTGGTCTTCCCGTACTGTTGTGATACTGAGCAGCGGAATGGGGTCAGGTTGGTCAAGTACAACGCTGCGTGCATTGGCACTGCGCTGACCATCAGTACCTTGGAACTTCAGCAAGTATTCGCCGTCAATTTTTGGCAGCACGGCGTAGGTCGTATCAGCCGAAACCGAATCACTGAGCAGTGTTGAATCCTGCCATTCGCCGGTGCCATCGGTTTTGCTGCTATGCCTAATGATTGCAATCAGCAGACTGCTGCCAACACCTGCAGGCTTGCGCCAACGCAAAATGACCTGATTGCCGGAAACCTGCTCAAGCGTTACATCAGCAGGGTCCTCGGGAAGCTTTTGCGTCGGCGCTACAAAGTTGGTGCTTGACGAGAATGATGGAACCGTGAACTGCCCGCTTACGGTTGGCGACTTTTTGCGGAACCCAAGCCCTAATGCTGCAACCTCAACCTGAATAGTCTGGCCAGGCAGCAGGTTGTCAATCGCAACGTTTGGATTGGTCGTTGTAATCGTTTCAATCTTGTTGTTTTGCGATGTCTTGTATTTGACCTCATAGCCAAATGTCGTGCCTGATGTGCCTTTTGTCCAAGACACATTGACTTGCACTTTCAATGAAGTGCCATCGTTAATCTGACCAGCATTAAACGAGATGTTGGAAACCGCAGGCGGCGGCTCGTCAAATGTTGTCAGGTTGGCAAAGGACAGTTCCTTGCCAGCATCAACCGATGCATAAATACTGTCGTTATGCGTGACGCCTGTAATTGTGAACGTACCGTCACCGCCATCGGCAACACCGATACATCTGAACTTTTGATTCTCAACGCCATCGGTCGTAATCGACCAGATTGACTGCGCATTAGGCGCTGCCGTGAAAGCATTGCTCAGGCTGATCGTGCTGCCGCTAACGCTGCTGATTGCAATCGTTTCGACAGTGCCATTGGGCAGCAGACAGGTCAGCTTTGGATTGGCGCCAGATGGCAGCGTGATGGCTTGGTCAACCACAACGGATGTAGTCGTTGCAGAAGCAATACGCCCCGAAATGCGCGTACCCTGCCGCAGCTCATCAGCCACCGCAAAAATCTGGCCGGGTAGTACAACGGCACCTTGCAGGCCGGTTTTGAACGTAACGACCTCTTCGTCTAGCGCCTCGGTACGCAGCACCCACAGGCCAGCACGCTGGGCTTGCCACTTAGATGTACAGCCAAATGCAATGATTTCTTTGACTTGATAGCCATATTTGGCAATCAGGTCAGCATCCTCTACGACCACCATGTTGGGCTTGTAAAGGCTTTCAGGGTCATTGAACCTGACGCGCACGCTGGTGCTGCGTGACTTCAACGAGCTGCCGCTGTACTCAAATGCGCCACCGATGACATTGGAATTGCTGTAAATGTGAGCGACAGCAAGATTGGTGCCATCAAGGTTGCCATGGTCAGCAGCCATTTGAATGACATTGCTTGACCAGAACAAAATGCCTCGAAACACCGAAGACATGTCCTGCAGCACGCTGTAAGCATCAGCACGGTCGCCAATGACCACATTGCAAGCAAAGCGTGGTTCCTGCGTGCCATCTGGGTTGGTAACAAGCTGATTGGCATATTTGGCCAATGGATAAAGGTCAATCCAGCTCAGGTTTTGCCCTTCGACAAACTGACCAGCGCCATAGCGTGTATTGGTCAGCAGGTCATAAAAGCAACAGATGGGACAGGTTGTCCACTTTTCTGTGGTCTGCAGCGACCCGTCAAATGCCCCATCATTAAATGTCAGCCTGCCATCTTCTTGAACAGCAGCACCTGTTGGAATTTTGACCAGCCTGCCGCGAATAAAGTATGCGCGTGACGGAAGGTTGGCAAATGATTTTGTAGATAGCGATAACTCGCTGTATGCCGAATAGTTGTAATTGACGCTTTGCTGAACAATTTCGGTAATTGCCGACCAAATGATTTGATTACCGCGACCGTTGGCAAGTGATGTCTTCTGGGAAATGTCCTGAAAACTGGTGTACTTAACCTCAAAATGCTCTTCGCCAAGGTCCAGCTTTTCGACCTTGATATTCCAAGGCGCCCTGCCGAAGCTAGGCAAATTGATCAAGCCAGTTAGGAACTGATAATTGTTGGTCGAGATGCCGTTGATGGTTTTGTCTTGCGCCAGCACATACGGAGCGCCGCTGCCTTTTGCCTGCACAAAAATGCGAATCCTGATGGTGCCGCCAAAAAATTGACCCTTGGCAAGGCTTTCCTGCGCCACCGAAAACAAACGCGGCACGGTAAACAGCAATTGCACATTGCTGATTTGAGGCTCTGTAATCTGCCTGATGACAATGCCGGGACCATAGTCACGGCTGACTACTTCGTTATTGGCGTCCAATACTTCTGAATAATTTTCGCCAATCTCTTGGTTGACTTCAACGATTTGCGATACGCCATCGTTAAAGAATGTTGGCTTGGCTTGATTGCTGCCACCAATTTTTGTTGACCATGCCCAATCAGATTCTTGGTAATTGTATGTGCCGTCAGCATTTTGAATTGGCGTTTCATTCAGGTAAATGCCCTTTGCGCCGCCGATAATGCCGCCAATCGGACCTTCGCAAAGCAGGTCGAGAACCTTAATTGTCGAAACTGAGTTAAGTGCCATATCAGGTCAGTTCAAAGCCAATGGCAAGAAGGTTGAGCGAAATCGGCGTATTGCCGTTCATGCCGGGCGTGTAGGCATCGGTATCAATAATTTTGACTTGGACAACAGCGTTTGTGTACGACAATTCAGGTAGCTCCATCTTGTGCATCCATGTGATATTGTCCTGAACCGGCATTAACAAGGCTTGAATACTAGCTTGGTCTACTGCCATAAGGTTGACCGGATCAATGGAATCTTTGTAGACCGCAATTTCATAGGTGATAAACGCATCTACCAAGGTCGTGTTAACGCCTGCTGCATAGTTGAACAATCCGTTGGCAAGGTTAAAAGCAACATTGAAATTACTTCTCAGCGAATTTAAGCCCGGAACAGACAATGTTGCAGACGACGAGTTTGTGCCGGTCGCCAAAATGTTTGTCGTTGCATTGGTAACTGTTGGCGTTGTTGTTGTTGTAAGCGCTGATATATCAAAAGGATTAAAAGCTGGTGCAACCGGCTGGGTAGCTGTGGTCGTTACAGGTTCGGCCAAGCCAAACAATGCAAGAGATGAGCTGGATGTTGTCGTATTCGTGATGTTTGGGAAGGGGGATTGGGTATTTGGTGTCGCGACAAGACTCTGTTGATTGACGGTCGCATAACTGGTATTGGTAATGCTTCCAGCGCTTCCAAAGGTTGTTTTGTCTGGAAAGACCCGTTTAACAACAGCGCCAGAAACATCTGAGAACTCAGTCGTTAATTTTTCACCACCAATCAAGAACGTATCCGGTCCAGACTTTTTGATGCTGTTTAGCGGCGGATCTGACTCATCAGCTACTTCTACCTTGGACCGCAGTAGATGGCTGCCAATCAAAACCTTGCCGTAAGCCAGTGGCACCGTTGCGCCAACACCCACGGTATTAGCGGCGCCTGTGTAGGCATACGACTGCACGCCATCAACGCCGCGTGTGACATTAGTTGGTCCGCCTGTTCTGTTGCGGCTACCGCTGCCAAAGCGGTCACCACTGAGGTCTGGAATGCGCGGCTGTGGCGACAACATATTTGCCACGCCGCCAAGAATCAACGAAGCGCCAACCGCGCTCAAGGCTGTACCGATTGTTGTCAGTGTGCCAGCAATACCAGCAGTGGCTGCTGTCGCACCAAAGATGCTTGCAGCACCAAACAAGCCTGCACCTGGCAGCAAAAATGAAATTGCAATCAAGCCGATACCAAGAAGAATCTGCCCAAAGCTGTCGCCGCTACCGGATACAACTGGAACAATGGTCAGGTCGTTCTGTCCAAAAGGCAGCAGCAAATCCTCATAGCCCATATCCTCGCCGCCTTGGATGACCTTAAATCCAATGCCGTTCTCTTCGGCGCTCAGCAGGTAATCCTTAAAATCTGGCCTGTTGATGCACAGCAATTTGATGGCATCAGCCGGATGGCGCAAGTTGTGGTAGGTGTACTCAGCGCCGAATCGTTCGCCCAGCTCACCCAGCAGACGAACCCGCTGCATAGCGATACACCGCAGCAATGCTTCTCACATAATAACTGGACAGCCACTCGACGGCACTAGGCGCGCCGCGCTTCTGATGCAGAATTTGCCACGGCTCTACAAAAACCGCAGCGTGCATCGGTTCGGCAGTACCCAGTTTCATGATGGCCACATCGCCAATCCGTCGTTGCTCAAAGGTGACACGCTCAAAACCCAATGCGACCGCCTCGCGTAGGTAGATGCTTGGCGTCAACTCCAAATGATCAGGGCGCTCAAAATCAGGCAGCGCAATGCCCTGCAACGCAAAGTAATCACGCACAATCGTGTAGCAGTCTTGTTTGCCGTAATCCCAATCACGGCCAATCAGGGTTCGATGGTCAACCATTGATCTTGCGGCAGTTGATAAATGAACCACGGCAGCCCACTTTGCTTGCAAGCTTTACGGTCAAGTCCGCTCGGCTCTTGGCCTTTGGGATGACTATGCACAATGCCAACAATCGTTCCGTTCAGGCTGGCACGGTAATAATCACGCGGGTCCATCACGAAATGCCGCTCTGGCTCGTCGCATAGATTCCGGCACGGCCAGTAACGCTGCCCTTCAGAATCTTGCACCAGCAATCCACATGCTTCAAACGGTGCATCCTGCTTGGCATGTGCCTCGGCGTCAGATTTGGATGCGTGAGCCAGGGAAGCCGCCATGGGGGTAGTCAGTGATGCCTTGCGAGTCAAACCTGATTTTGCAACTGTAAAACCGTTTGCCGCATGCATCATTGGCAAGCGTTGTCGGATTGTCGTTCACGTCAAAGTATGCCGTGCCTCTGTAGCCGCATTCAGCGCCGCGATAGCGCCATGGGCAGTATTCCATCACCTGCCGCCCCGGCAAGGCAAGATTGGTCAGGTCCAGCTTGCTCGTCAGCTCAAACTCAACAAGCTGCAGGTTCTCCTTGCTAACACGGTCGATGTAATACACTTCATCGGCAAACTTGGCGGTTGGGTCAGCAGTCGGATTGCCGCCTGAGAAATTCACCGCATCAAGAAACTTTTTGCAGGTGCGGATGCGTGTCATCTTGGCCTGCAGCGGGTTATACGCCAGCAGCAATGCCGAGATCGCACCAGCAGTATTGCCAACACGCAATGTCGGTCGCGGCAGTACGCCTCTTGAGCTGACTTCAAACCCTTCGACTTGAACAGCAGTTGCCGCATAGGTGATGCCCGCAAACACCACATCAGCAGTCAGGCTGTTGGTGCCAGCATGGTAGTAAAAAGTTGTATCAATGCCATTGACAGCAGCAGTGAGCTGCAACTGAAACAGTTCAATAATCGCTGATGGCTCAAGCGATTGAATCTGCTCTTGAATTGATGTTGGCGTGGTCATGCTTCAAAGACCTGCCTGAAAGTCGCTGTGATCGTTGCGCGGCCTGTGTAGTTAATCTGCTTGTCCCATTGCTGGCACACCCATTTGTAGCTGGTCCCTTCATCAGGCGGCGTCCAGTCAAATGCCTCTTGACCAGCGCGTGCGTCAAGGAATGCCTCGATGGTGTCAGCGTTGGCTTCAGTAATGTTGTTCCAGCTCAGTTCCCATACCTTTGGATTTTGATTGATGCCAAATACAACCCGCTGCTCGTAGCCAGAGCCGAACTGCACAGCATTAACCCTTGGCTCACTGCGTTTTACAGCGCCATAGCTGGGCGTAATAGCAGGAAAAGTGGCCATCAGTACAGCAAGCCTCCGGGACGCTTCTGCTTAATCAATTCTGCCTGCACCGCGGCACCTATGACAGCACCAAGCGCCTTAGCTTGACCGCCATCGCCTTGAACGCTGCTGCCCTTGGCATCGACATTGACGACCACATTGGCGCCACCGCCAAAGCTGCCAGCAGGTGCAATGCCGCCGCTACGTCCCGGCATGAACAGCTCAGGACCACGCTCGCCAACGATGTACGGCTGCCCTGCGCGGACGCTGCCGCCATTAGCGCGGAAACCCAAGCCAGCAGTGCTAAATCCAACAGGACCACCAAAACTTGGTAACGACCCAACAGTCAACGGATTTACGGATACGCCTGCATAAGAAAAGCCGCCACCGCCGCCACCAAACAATCCGCTAATCGCGTTGATGGCCTTTTGAATGACGAATACCTGTAGCAACTGCTTGGCGATATCAATCAGCACGCCAGATGCAATACGTCGCAAGCTAGCGCCAAAATCCTCGCTGCCTTGAATAATTGCATCAAATGCGGCAGTCATTCCTTGACCAATTGTGTTAGCAATGCCATCAGCAACTTCTTTTTGTTGCTTCTGCTGTTCTGTCAATTGAACTTCTAAGGTCAAAATTCCTTCTAAGGCGGCGATTTGGTCTTTAGCGCTTTTGTTTTGCAATTCGTTTAATTCGCGCTGCACTTCGCGTTGATTCGCTACAAGAGCAGTTTGCGCCTCAAAGATAATTGCCTGTTGGGCACGAGTATCTTTTTCTTGCGCTAATGCTTGAGCGTATTTGTATTGCAGGTCAATTTCCTTCTGTTGGCCTTGCAATCTAGCTGCCAGCATTTGGTCGCCTGCCATTTCAGCAGCGCTGATTTTGTCTTGCAGCGTTGATTTAATCTGCAGAATTTGACCCTCTGCCAAACGGTCACGGATAAGTTGTGCAACGCGCTCTTGCTCTTTAGTTGCTGCTTCTGCAGCGCGTTCAGCCTCGCGGGCTGCTTTGCTGCCTTCGCCGCGGGCGGCGCCACCACCCCTGCCAAATGTGCGTCCTTGCATAGACAAGCGCACCGGCATCTCTGGTCCGGCAGGTGCTGCATAACCTGCCCTACCGCGTCGTCGTTGGCCAATAGTGCCAATCGCGCCCAAGATAGAAGGACCACCAAGCAGCAAAAAGTCAATCAAGGTAGCTAAGCCCTTGTTGGCGCCAATTTGGCTTAATTTGCTGTTGATGCCACCCAGTCCAGCTTCGATATTGCCAAGACCGCCAGCCGCTGCTGCTAAAACATCAAAGCCGGTTTTCAGGTCGCCGATAAAAGTTGTAGCCTCTCGAATCGCCTCTGTAATGCCTTTGATGGAACCAATAACAGCAGGCGCAACAGCGCTGCCAACTTCAATTTGAAAGTCTTGAAATGCATTTTGCAGGTCAATAACACGCTGCTGCGGTGTGTCAAGAGACTCTGCCAGCTTGCCTGCACCATCAGTGCGCACGCGGTCAAGTGCGCGAACAATGATGTCAGAAGTGATTTTGCCTTGCGAGCCGAACTCTTTAATGCTGCCGACATTGATATCCATCTCATTGGCGATTGCCTGCGCAATGGCTGGCATCTGCTCCAAAACTGAGCGCAGCTCATCGCCTTGCAATGTGCCGCTGCCTAGGCCTTGCGACAGTTGCAAAAATGCGCTAGACGCGGCTTCTGCGCTGACACCACTTAATTTGACCGCAGTATTAAAACCTTCATAAATAGCGTTGATTTCGTTGAGCTGAAAACCAACAGGCCGCAGTCTGGTATAAATGTCAGCAATTGCGCTAGCAGCCTGCGTCTGCGACAGTCCAAATTTGGTTGCAGCAGCTTCTGCTGTTTGCAAAACGCTGCGATAATCATCAAAGCCTTGGCTGACCAGTCTGATGCGACGTTGCGCGCCATCAGCGGCATTAGCAGCAGCAATAAACGATGTGGCTATCCGTTGTGCATTAAATGCTGCTGCGCCCGCTGCTAGCCCAGCAAACGCATTTGAAAGGCCATCGGTGGCGCTTTTCAGCTTATTAAACGAAGCGTCAGTCTGAGCAGAGCTGCGATTGACCTGCTGCAATGCACTGATGGCATTGCGCGCATCAACCCTAAGCTCGACGTTGGAGACTGCCATAGCGTCAGTTTACCGGCGTCGTGCTTTGTCCATAGCTTCCTTCTCACGTTCGCCTTTCAGCTCGTAGTACGCAGCGAAGTGCATGAACTCTGCATCGGTCAGCTCAGTCCGTAACCGGCTGACCGTCATGCCAAGCTCGGATGCCAGGAAAAACTCAAAAAACAGCCAGTTATCCTGGCTCAGTCTTTTTTTGCTTCTTCTAGGCTGTCGTCACCGCCAAGGCCAAATAGAAACAGCTCAAGTTCGTTCAGCACGCTTTCAGGCAGCTCACGCTGCAGCTTGGCAGCATCAGCAGGTGCAAAAGCTTTTTTGCCATCTTCCAGCTCTGCCATCTGGCACAGCATCTGCGTGCTGATTTCCAAAGCCTCGTCGCTACCTGCCAGCGTTGTTGCACGCTTGCGGTCGGCGCGAGTGATGGGCTTGAAGTACAGGTCTAGTACAACTTCGCCCGCAGGATTCTTGATGCTGAACTTACGACGCTGGTTAAGGTCAAATGCCCCGGCGAGCAAATCGACGGGGCGCTGTGGAACTGGCATTAGATGCTCAGAGTGAGAGTACCGCTAGAGACGAAGTTGATGGTCACAACTTCAATCTCGCCAACAGTAGCGGAGTATTCGGTGCTTGTCACCACAATGTTGCCGGTGATTTTTTTGCCGCCCGACTCATCCAAATACAGTTCGACAAAGGCATCAGCCTCGTCGGTGGCTTGATTGACGTCCTTAATCAAGTCCAGCTTGTCACCAGCGGCGGGCGCGTCGTACATCACCTCGATGGTGCCAGAGCCGCTAATCAGGCCGCCCACATTGGCGCGATAGGTGGCGCCATGAACGGTGGTGTCAAGCGACTCCTTCTCAACGGTCATCGACCATGACCGTACTGCAGCAATCTCAGAAAGACCGCCACTGCCAGCCTTATCAAAAAAGACTGTGCCCTGCTGCCCGCGATAGAAAGCCATGGTCAGATGTCCAGAGTGATGGCGCCGTTGGTGACGAAGTTGATGGTAATCACTTCAATCTCACCCACGGTAGCCGAGTATTCAGCCGAGGTAATCACACCGTCAAAGCTGATTTTTTTAGTGCCGGTCGTATCAAGGAACAGCTCAAACAGCGCAGTGCCAGCATCGGTAACGGTGTTGACGTGCTCAATGAATACGTTGGTCTCATCAGCGCTGCTGGCGGTGTACATCAGCTCAACAGTGCCGCTGCCACTGATTAGACCACCCACATTCGCGCGGTAAGTATCGCCCAGTGCGGTGGTGTCAAGCGATTCTTTCTCGACGGTCAAAGACCACGAGCGGGTGCTGGCGATTGCTGCAGCGCTGGAGCCGGCATCATCGAACTTGACGCTGCCTTGCTGCCCTCGGTAAAAAGCCATGATTAAAGGTCCTCGAAGGTTTCAAAGGTCAGTCTGACCTGTGTTTGAAAGAAACCCTCTGGCGCTGGCGATGCAACAACCTCGGGTCCGATAGGCGGGTCAAAGTAAACCCCTGACACCACTTGCCTATTGTAAAGGTCTCTGATGCGCTTACCAATCGTCAGGTTAGCGCCGGGACCAACGCCAAGCGGCGTAAAGATATTGATAGCAATCACGCCAATAATGCTGTTGTTACTGCCGGTGGTGCCGCCTTGGGTTAGATACTCATTAGCGCCAAAGTTGACAAGACACTGCACCCATGAGCTATTGGGTGTTGGCACATAAGGTTGATTGTGGAACACCACCGGAATAGCAGGCGACAGCGCCAGCTCTGTTGCAAGCCTGCCCTCGATGGTGGCGCGGATGGTGTTGAGGTTTGCAGCAGCCATCAGCTTTCCCTCTTGATGCGTTCCCAGTTGGTATTGACAAAGTTCTGCATTTCACGGGCTGTGCGGTCTACCCAGCCTGCAGGTGCTTGCTTGCTTCCGCGTGGTACGCCAGTTGCTAGAGCTTCAGCATATGGCAGATTGTTATGGATGCTGTAATAGTTGCCCAGCTTTTCTTGCCCTGCTTGGTAATTGCTGCCCTTGGGCGGCGTAATGGCAGTGCCGTATTGCCCTTCAGGCGCAGGCGTACTTGCTGCGGCGTTTTCGCCAATCTGCCAGCTAAAGCGAAACCGGCCAGTATCAACGGGGCTTTGCTGCTTAAGCCTGCTATCTGTTTCCAGCACCGTCACGCGCAACAGCTTCTCAAGCTGGTCGCCCATGTAGTTGCCAATATCGCGGATGGGCAGGTTGCTCATGCCCTCAGAATAAGCTCGTAGGTGATGGCCGTATTGTCTTGCTCAATCGTGGTAATGCGGATGATTTGATGCACTACGGTGTTAATCACCACCTTGTCAACGGTGGTCGGCACCGTGCCGTTTAAGTCCTTGGCCGCGACGATTAGCTTCTTGTCGCTGGCCTGCACCAGTTCGTTGACTTCGCGGATATTGACGTCTTCCAGCACTCCCCTAACGCCAATGTCCGTGGCCGTCTCGGCAATCGCGCCCGTAGTTGTGTTGTAGCTGCTCAGCGTAATGCGACGAATCGTAACCTCGCCGCCAAGCTTGGCAAGCACCTTGCTGGCAACATTCTGCAGCGACAGCGCAAGTGCCATCAGAGCTTGTAAGCGACGACTGAGCCCGAAGCCAAGTCAATACTGGTAAACACACCCTCAAGCTCGCAGCTTGCATTGAGCGTCACGCTGGTCAATGCATTGCCGGTGTAGTCAAGCGCAGTCAGCGCAGCAATCACCGTGTTCTCAAGCGCCACAATCTTGCCAAAGCGGCCAGTGTGCGCAACCTGGTCATTGATGTACTCAGCGCCGGGGTACTTGTAACCCA